TACTAAAAGACGATAATGGATCTTCTCCATATAAAACAGAAATATTATTATATTCTCTTGGAATGTAAAAACAGTTCTTACCCATCATTTTGATCGTTTCAATAACGATGGATTCGGTTACATTTTGTTCGCCAGAATAGTTATCTCTAAAATAAGGATTGGTTGCCATTTTTATCCTGTCATGAAGTCAGGTGGATATTCATATGCAGATCTTACTTGTTCTTCAAGAATTGCTATTTCTTGTATTGCTTCTGAAAATATAGAAGATCCTCTTGTCACGATACCACCGGGTAACTGAACCCCATCAAACTTTGATAAGTTTGCTCCCCATTGTCTCTTTATAAGAGCAGTGACATACTTCTTAAGAAGAATATCGTTATAAATTTCTGGATATCTCTCAGGATCTAGAATCACATAAGCTTCCACAGCCAAATGGGTTCCGGCCTGCATGTCTGACCAGTCAGTTTCTATCTGAAGTTTATTTGTAACTTTTGAGAAGCGAATTGATCTTTCTGGATCAAACATCATCTCAATCATTCTGATATATCTTTTTGCGATATCATATGTGGCAACTGGAGTTGAGCCACTTGTATTTAAATTGGTATTAATACCAAAGAAGTCATTCAATGCCAATTGATATCGAATATCAAAAAAGTTATTTGAACTATGTGTACCAAATGGAAAAATTCTAATTATTGATAAAATATCACGGCCATCCGGTCTACCAGAAGGATCTGCTCCAACCATGGGACCAAATGCATTAGTATTAACATATTTACGGTCTATATCTTGCTGTGTAATTACATAATCAAAATAGCAACGATCCACCCCATCAAAATGCCTTTCGGCAAAAAACTGGAGTGCATCGTCAAGCCTATCGTAGGCTTGCTGCATATCTACATTTATTTCGATTACAGGCGATCCTAGAGACCTAAAAGCGTAGTCTATTAAAGATTCTCTTGAGTTTGGTGCTGGCATACTATTATGTATGCTGCACTAAATTCCTTACTCAGATTTCTTAAATATGTCTTTTAGCTCTTCTTGTGATACTTGTTTTGACAAACCAAGAGCAGCCGGATTAAATTCGTGCTGTGTAACTGCAATTGATTGTACATCAGTAAAATCCATACTTTCGATGTAAAATTTTCTAGTTATAGGTTCATTTGCTTCATCTGGATTGCTTTGCTTATAATTAGAGAATCCAGGCATTGCAAGCGGACAAACTAGATGTGGAAAATCTAGCTTGGAATATTCTTCAGCCGTACCATTTAGCCATGTGGCCTTTTTATCGCCACAGCCACAACCACCGCAATAGAACTTTCCTTCAGTTGAAGATTGCTTTAAATGTTGACAAGGAGGAAGTTCTCCACCAGTCGATTCGTTTCCAAAACAGCTCAAAACTCTAAGTTGCTTTATTTCTTTTGGAGCCTTTTCTTTAGATAAACCTCTAGAGGCATATGCTAAAGCAAAACCTTGAATCATCGTATAAAGCTTTTTTACATCTGTTTTTCCTGACGAAATATCTCTAAAAATTCTCACTTTATTTCCATTATTATCTTTACCTTTATTACAACCACAACTCACGATTCACCTCCATTATGGATAAAATGTCAATCCGTTTAGATATGTAGCACTGTTAGTAACACCAGTAATTCCACTATTATAGAAGCTGAATACTGGTTCAAAATTTCCTGTAAATCCAGAAACTGTGCTATACATGGTGGAACTCAATGACACAATGTATCTATCAGCCCCGGGAATGCTTGGATCAGATGTCCCATCCGAATTATCTCCCAAATCATTACTTGAAGTAGCTCCACTATATCCTTCAGTCTTTGAAAGACCGACATAATAGTTTGTGGCTGGAGCTAATGAAAAGAATGTGCTTGCAGATCCAGGATTATCATAATGAACCCATGTTCGTAATCCTGCATCTGTTTTTACCAAGTACCATCCTGTTCTAAATTGAACTTGAATGGTATTTGTTGCTGTTTGGGTCAATCCTATTAATTTTGAATCGCTTCCTATAGTATCTGTCTTTGGATATAGAGGAATGGCTCCATCCCACTTAGGAAAGTCTAGGTTGTTACTAAAGCATTCTTTTGCCCAAGCACCAAGCATTTCAAAATTTAGAGTGTTGTCTAGTAATCTTTTTTCCTGTAACTCATTCAATTCAGATGCTTGTAGTGGATTACCCGGTTGGAAAGCAACTAATTGATTGTTTGAAAAACCAAAGGTAGAACCAACGTCAGAATCATATGTTCTGCTATAATATGGCGATTGTTTTAACGGAAAATCATTTGAATTGAATGGGGTGTTTGCCATGTTATGTTACCAATGTCTTGTATCCTAAAATATTGAATGATTCTTCTATGGTTTTCTTATCTGCACTTGTAGCTGCCGTCGAGCTAACATCAATTTTCACAGTATATGTATTTTCAGAATTCTTGTCTTGAATATTGTTTGTCGGCCCTATAGTAGTGGAATTTAATATGAATGTGTTATTTGAATAGTTAGCAGTCACTCCAGCCGTAAATCCATAAATTTGCTTTATAAAATATTCATAAGAGGCATCTGTGCCTTTTACTGCCAAATATTTATTTTTAATATTTTCTATGAATGGTCTAAAATTCTCAATCTGAGCAGAGGTATATGATATTCCATGGAATTCATTGGCATAAAGATAGATTAATTCGTCAATGGAATCAAATGGACAATCTCTAAGACTAATTAACTTTTCAAGCTCGTAATCTGCACCAAAGCCACCCCCAGAAACAACTGTAAAAAGCCAGTCATAATAATTTTGTAAAAAAGTCACAAATCTTACAGGATTTTTATTATGTTGTTCTCGTATCCACTGAGGAAAATATTCTTCTACAAATATTTTATTCGTTGGTGGAGTAGTGCTCCTGAATGTTGTTGCAATATAGTTTTCCAGTTCAGCAATGTAATAACTAGTGTCAAGAGACACTGTTAAACCTTGTGTTTCTGGATTGAAAAATAAAATCATAGTATTTCTGCAGTTACTGTAAATGTAGGATCGACAACAAAGTTCTTAACAGCTTCCATATCTTTCACTACAATATTAAACACTATGCTTGTAGCATTTAATGAGTTCTTAAGCGAAATCACCCCAGTCTTCGGATTGAATCTACCAACATAATCTAGGAAAACATCAGATGATGTTTTCATTTGAATTTTATAGAATCCAGTTATATCTGCAACAGTTGAACTTGTAAGTTTAATTGAGCCATATTTAGATGAAAAAACATTTGTATTAAAACTAATTATTTCGTTTTCAAATCCAAAATTTATACCATCAGATAGACTATGAGTATATGAAGCAGTCATTGAAATAGTAGTCTGATTAGTAGAAAGCGCAGAATCCACAGTTCTCATAATCGTAAGTAAATCTTCCGAATTTACACTATTAAAAAATTCATTTACATCATAAACAGTAAGTGCTGACTCTATTCCAGATTTTAATTGCGCTGCTGATTGTTTTGTTTTTGGTAGATATTTTGCAGCAATTGTGACTGCAAGCGAAACTGTTTTTGGAGCAGCGTATTTAATCGTAATATTACCAGCCTTATATTCAGCTAAATCAGAAATTATTTGATTTCCAGTTATACTTGTTGAGTCTATGATTGAAAAATAAGAAGTACCAGATTCTTTTAGATTAGTGTTTACTCCATTCCATACGGATATATTTGTGTCTATATCTTTTGTAGTATCATAAGTAGAATGAGTTGCAATGAATCCCTTAAGATCATTTACTGTTATTATTCTTTTATTTGTTGGGTTCAATCCAAAAATAAGAGGAGATACATCCCTTAAATATTCAATATCAACTTGATTTAAACCGCCAGAAGAATTTGTATTTGTAGTTATGGTAAAATATGGATTATTTGATGTGAATATTTTACAATTATTTCCAGAAGTACCATTTGATCTTATATAGTAGATAAATATTTCTTGTGTTGTAAGAGGTACTTCTCCTGCTGCATTTAGTCTAGAATCCTGTCTAGATCCGCCAAATACTACTCTGTATTTACCATTTAGCTTTTCAATAAAAAATACTTTAGATGATGATGTAGGAGTTCCAGTGAAATTGACTGCGTTTGTCCAATATACGTTATTTACTGTTAAGAAAATATTTGCTATATCAATATTCGTATCTTCCAATTCAATATAGGTTTCATTTGCATCTAAAAAATGTCTTTCAATTACAATAGTTCCTTGTGTTACGGCTATATCAATATATCCACTAGATAAAGTTTGAGTATTACCTGTGTAAATAAATGATTTTTTACCGCTTTCATTATTTGATGAAAATACATCAAATTTCTGTAAAGTTACAGTAGGAGAACCAGGTTTAAATGTTAGTCTTATATTTGCAGTTGCCGATTTATATCCGGGTGCTGTATAGCCTATACTTTTTAAAATATTTTCTACTGATGATATTTTAGTAGCATTTTCTATGCTTGTTTCCTGATAAAGCGCATAGATGTAATATGCATAATATAAAGTGTTATAAGAAAGAACAGAGAGTAATGAATCTGAAACAGATCCAGTTTCAAACCCTATATCCTTTCCTATATCAGTTTGAGTTTGTAGATATGTTTTTAGATCCGATTTGATTACTTCGAAGTCTAATGCTGATATGTCTAAATTATTGGTTGAAATTGCCATTTTAGTATAAATTCTGTTCTATTTTTACGGTATTTGATCTTGTAGAAGCATTGGATTTAGTCTTATAACGAATATCCAATGAAACTTTATTATTCGTGACGCTGTTTGTAGTGATTTCAGCCTCAGCTATTTCTCCGTTTGTAATATGAACCAGATAATCTGGTATAACGGAAAGATAATAATCTCTAAAAATTGGATCAACAGTATAATTTAAACTTGATAATGGAGAATTAATTTCAAAATCGTTAATTATATCTCCAGTACGAATATTAACTAAATTTGTAATTGTTTGATTTAAAGCCGAAGTAGTATTTAATAGCACAAAATCTTTGCTTTTTGCCGATACTGTTAGGTTTAAATCGAAATCTTTTGCCATATTAGCTATTTATTATTTCTAAACCAGATACATCAGTTGGTTCAAGCAGGTTCAATTCACCGATAAGAAGATCGTATGAAGCACAATCTAATACGCATTCATAATGATAATCTCTATTAAAAACATGTTTAACATTTAAAATTAGCCATTTACCAGAAAATCCTGATTTTGTTATCGATTCATTTTGTTTTGTTACTGGCCTATTATCTTCAATCTCTATAATTTGACCTATATCAAATGAAAAATTCCCCCTAACAGTAATTTTTACCTGTCTAGCCTTTAAAAGAGTCTCAAAAGCCGCTCTTAGCATTGGAGTTTTTAATGGAGTATTGTAAAAAGAAGAAGATAGTCTCTTATATGCCATGTAAGTCTGGAACGGTACAGTTACATAAGGACAATCGCACGACATGGATGATGTCGGATGACCCCATTCACATCCGAGATAAGTCACACCGAAAATAGAGGATATACCACCACATTCAGACGCATTTGAAAGTAATTCTTCTATAGACGTATTTAATGGTTCAGGGGGTTGTGGTTTATAAGCCGCTAATTTCGGAAATTTGGCAATACAATCTTCTATATCTCTTGGTTGATTATCTACAGCATCAGGATTTGCACAAATATATTGTTCAATTTCTGAAAATCTTTGATCGTGTTCATGTACTTCATGCAGAAAGTGAGTTAAAATTCTTTTGAATTGTTTCATATCGCAGTATATCCTGTTGGTAGAGGTCTAATAAAGCGCATTGGATCGGTTTGTACGCTTTGAGTTCCAAAGATACGAGCTATATTATCGCTTTGTTCACATTCGATACCACAGAAACCGTCTATAGCATTTTGTACATCAAACATATAATATTTTGTGTTTGGGCAAATTGTTAAATTTTCAGTAATACCAGCAACTAAAGCGGTTATACCAACACATGTATATGTAAGACCAGTTAATCCCTGTAATCCAGTAATATTTTTTTGCGTAACCTTTGTTACATGATGTCTTGATCTAATATTGCATTTTGTGGTAGATGATTGTACGGGAGGATTTAGATATTCACCACCATTTTCTACAGACCAATTTTGTTTGTTTGCTCCAATTGGCATTATTCTATAATCATTGAAAGCAAAGGTATCTGTAACTACACCACCAGAACCAATTGTTCTTAGTATAAGCTGCTTAAGTGTCAAATCATATCCAGAACCACCATAATAAAATCCAGTTGCGCCAAGAGTTATTCCATTATTTAAATAAGTAAATGTCGAGCCAAGCAATTCAGGATTTATATGAAAATTCATCATTTCATTTGTATTGAATGCGTACCCTGATCGCCCATCTTTTTTACCTGCTAAGATGAAATGTATATTGTGTTTTTTGGACGCATCTATAACACCAGCCATTCCAAGAGTAATATCAAAGACTGTAGTTACCGTTCCGGTTGGCCAATAATAAGAGTCATATTTGCTATGATCTAGTGTTATTCCCTGAATTGTTACACCAGCCAAAGACCCTCCAATAATAGTAATTCCTGCCAATGATCGATCATATCCACTAAAGAATAGATTAAAATCTATTGGAATAAATTCTACTTCTTTAAAAGTATAAAGATAAACTGGGTGTTTTGTATCTGAGCTGTTTGTGAATACTCTATTGTATTTTACGACTGCATCAAATGATCCTCCAGCATCTTCACCTTCTCCCTCTAGGCAGCAAAGAACATATTTAAAAACATTGTATTGTTCTTTTAGAGTTATAGTTTCATGATAAGTTTTTTTAGCCAATTCTGCCCCAGATAATACCTCAATTATTTTTGAAACCATTGATTTACTTGAAGTAATTCCTGGAGCAGTTTGCTGAGTTAAAAAATCATCCGTGTACGGAAAAATATCAAACATTGTTTGATAAACTTTAGTTGTGCTTTTTGTTGAATCAACATTAGCAAATACATTAAACACTGGTTCGTATGAAAGATTTAAATATGTTGAATCATAATAACCATAGGGTTTATTATCTGCCATTCGCTTTGTTGGTATATAAGCGACATAATATTGGGTAACACCTATTGTTTCTGTTTCAGATTCTAGGCACTCACCAGTATCAATATCTGATTGAATACACACTTCAATCGTTTGTTCTATCACACCATCATTAAACGTATAAGATAAACCGCGATCTGCTGGAGAACATAAATTCTCAAACATTGGATTTAAATCAGTTATGTTATATTCTATATTTGTTTTTATGAATTCGCTATTTCCCAAGAAATCCATATAATATTTGTAATAATCAGGAAATACACATTCATAGTATGAGCTTAAAGCACCTGAATTTAACAGCTCCGAAAAAGAGAATGATTTTGTCGGTGTAATATCGAATGGAACTTCTTTTCCCTGAATTGTATTTACAGTACTCACAATGAATTTTGTTGGATAAGTAACAGCTCCTACATTTTCTGGTAATATATTTTTAAACTGTAAACGGGTATTCGCATCCTCATACACATAGTAAGAAGGATACATATTTTCTGAATCTAGAGGTAATGCATATTTGCTCATATAAAGCAAATGAGACATTGGGCTATCGTCGGTTACTCTATTATTTGGATAAATTAAATTCTTGTTCTTAAGATAATAACAAGTTCTAGTTGTTGCTCGTGCTGTACCGTCTGCAGCAAGTGATCTGTTATGATAAAACGGAACATTTTCACAAACTCTATTGAACATCAAATTGCTATTCTCAATAAATCCATATTTTAGTTCAGTAGTATCTTGGCTATTTACAGCACGTTCATTTCTATACAAATTTCGCGATAATAGTTTGAATGTTATTAATTTTGTATATTTTCTTTCAGTTGCTGCACTTGAGTATACCACTTCAGATGCAACATAATATTGAGTTATACTCTCACTCTCATCTCCATCTGATGTTATAACAACTTTTATTATATCTTTTCCAGAAGGATTTAATTTGCCTATAAGATCTCCACGATCTTTTAAAACTAAAATGCCGTTTGCATAAATGTGATCAATACCACTGCTAAATTCTAATTTTTCAAACATCGATCTTGAAACCGAATCACCAACAAAAATAAAGGTCGGAGTTCCTATTTCAGTATCTCCTATTAATATTTTTTCAAAAGCATCTGTACTATAATGATAAAAAGATATTTCTCTTATTTTAATAAAATTAGGAAGCATGTTATATTTTGTTCAATGTAAATGTACTAAGAGTATTTGATACTTGACCTTCTGTGGAAGAATATGTATCGGCAAAAGCATAACCACTTTTTGATGCTGAGAAGTGACTATTGATTAAATTAGGATCATATTTTTGAATTTTACCGCCATCGTCAGAAACAAAATTTAGTGGAAATTTATTTTTTGTACTGCTTTGAGTTATGGTAGCATCAGCATAAAAAACAGATTTATTTCTAATTACCATTATAGCATCAGTTGAAACTAATTTACCTTTATATTTTGTTGATATAGCAATATTATCATTTGTTCCTAGTTTTTCAATTGAAGTAATTACAAAAAAATTATTTCTTGGATCAAAAAACGAACCAACTTTTTTTACTATAATATCTCCAATTTGCAATCCAGATAAACTATTTAAAATATAGTAAATAGAATTTAATTCTTTTGTGATAAAATATTTTGTTTTTGGTAAATCTGATTTTGGATTTACTATATTTGATTTTTGAAGAATTTGAAAACTTTTATTTGAATCGCCGTACTTGGCATATGAAACTTGCTCGGGCGAAAAATATTCAGACGGAGTAAAAGCCTCGACTACTGTTTCTGGTAGTTTTATTTTATTAAAGATATCTGCTATTTTGATATCTTTATTTCCATCTACTTTGGATAACGTAACTGTATTTTTTATATTCAGTTTCATAGTAGTGATGCGGCTATTTCAGACTTGCTTACAATACCACCAAGAGCACCGGGAACTCTTGTTCCTGGTTCAAATTCCTGGAAAACGAGTGAAAGTCTTGTTGCAACTGGGCTTCCATCTACTCTATATCTTGGAACATATGCATCTTGCTGAGGAATTGGACTTACAGCAACAGCTGATAAAACACAGACAAGAGGTTCCAACAACCACTGTGATGTTACTTTATAATTATTCCCTGCTATTCTCCAAAGCGGTGGTGGATATACCTTTTCTGGTGCTCCAGCAGCTATAGGATATGACATAGTTTGAAATAAATCGCAAATTGACCAAACCACATCCGCTTCTTCTTTTGTTTTAGGCACAAATAAATATTGAAATGCAAATGCTCTTCTTGCTTCAGCAATCAAAGATAATTCAGTAATATTTGAAAAACGTCTAAAAGTCTCTGTTGCGACTAGTGGTTCTACATAGCCAAAAACAGAAGAGGCAATTCTTTCTGTCAATTGAAGAGGACCACCAGCATTTGCCATACCAGCAACGCTTAGGTGAGGTCCAACAAAGCTTAATTCTTCACTGAACAGGTGCTTTGTTTCAAGATCAAAAACCATTGGCAGAGGAAGTATAACCGTTTCTAATGCTCTTGACACAACTCCGCTTCTCGTTCTATTTTGTGCTCTGACAGAATAGTCAGCAGCCGAAAAGTAGATCCAGAAAGGATTTTCAGCCGAATATGCGATTGGATATTTATAAACTGCCATACTCTATGTATAGATATTGTATGCCGTATAAAACAAAATTTTTACTGACAAATCCCCATAAATATATGGGTGGTACTAATTATGTTTATACAAAATCTTTATGGGAAAGAAAATTTTGCAAGTACTTGGATGAGACAGAAAGGGTTAGAAAATGGGGATATGAAAAAATAAAAATCCCATATCTTTCACCAGTCGATAAAAAAGTTCACACTTATTATCCAGACTTCATAATCTTAACAGAAGAACAAGGAAAAGAACAAGTCTTCATCATAGAAGTAAAACCAAATAAACAAACAAAAGTACCAGAAAAAAAGAAAAAGGCAACAAAAACATACATGGAAGCAAAAATCCAATATCTTGTAAATGAAGCAAAGTGGAATGCTACTAAAATTTTATGCGAAAAAAATAATTGGAAGTTTAAAATTTTAACAGAAAAGACATTGTTCAATGGAAATTAACAGCTCAATAAGTTACATAAAAAATAAAGTAGAGACTTATGGTCTCCAAAGAAGCAATCGCTTTGAAGTAAGCATCACTAGAAACGGAGATACCGTTGCAGATTCAATTCCAATTTTTGGTGCTAAATTTCCCAATAAGTCAGTAGGTGTCATTGGAGACTTTACAACAGGTCCAAATATCGGTAGAAATGTTCCAGTAAATTTTGATTTTGATAAGACCAGCTCATTACTATTAACCATGGCCATTGATGCTAAATGGACAAATTTCAAAGCAATAAACGATTGGGTTGAAAGTATAGTCAACGATGGTTCAAAGTTAAATGGAAGTGGAACTGGATTTTCTAACAATCGCTACACATATGTAAACAATTATACCGATATTCTTGGTCAAGTTATTTTAGTTTCTTTAAACTTACAAGACAAGATATCATCAACTTTCATATTCTCGGAAGCCTATCCAATAGGAATTTTCCCATTAGAATTTGGAGAAGCAGAAAAAAATGCAGTAATGTTTGCTACTGTAGAATTTAATTTTAGAACTTATACTTTTAAACCATCTTGAGGATTATATGTCATATTTTGAAAAAAGATTACCCAAATACAAAGCAAAATTATTAAATGGAAAAGAAGTTTATTTTCGCCCTTTCTTGATAAAAGATGAAAAAAATCTATCCATAATCAAAGAAGAATCAAGAAATGATTTAATAATCAAAACTGTAATTGATCTAGTCAACGATTGTTTTGATTCTCAATTATCATCAAAGGCAGAACTAGCACTAGTCGAACAATGCTTTTTATTCCTTAGAGCAAAGTCTATGGGCGAACAAATAGATCTGGAGATCACTTGTCCTACTACGCAGGAGAAGCATAAACTCTCAATAAATGTATTAGATCATAAGATCAATCTTATAGAAGGAAAGACTTTAAACTTAAACAACGGAGAAGTAGTTACATTTGAAAGTTTAAAAGCAAAAGACTGTATAGAAAAGGATTTGAGTACTGAGGAAAAGGTAGCGTTACACATCAAATCCTTCGAAAACAATGATGAATATTTTTTAATGGACAATCTTCCTCTTGAAGAAAGAGTAGAAGTCTTGAAAAATCTAAAAATTGATGAATATAATAAGATTAAGGATTTTATCGAAAACAATCCAGAACTTTATTTTGAAGTAAATTATACAACTTCAGATGGAATTACAAGAACAGCAATAATAGGAGAACATCTGCGTTTTTTTTCCTAATTCTCGATAATGAATCTCTTGTAGATAAGTATGTAAAATTCTTTAATCTTATTTACAAACACGAAATTTCATTATCTGAGATTGAAAGAATGATGCCTTGGGAATTGGATGTATTCATATCACAGATAAAGGCATACCAAACAGAAAAGAAACTAAAGGCAGCATCATCGAAAGGCTATAACGAATTATGATGAATCCAGAACAACCAAATTTCTTTAAGATGATGTTGACAGAATCTTCTCCCCAAGAAGACACATTGTCTAAATTGAATAAAGAAAAAGAGGCAATAGAAAAAGATCTGGAAGATAAAAAAATCACTCAGGATGTTTATGACAAGAAAATGCAAGAGGTACAAACTCGCATAGATGCTGAAACATCAAAAAAATCTACTGCTCCTGCAAAAGCCAATGTAGAAGCTTTAAAGGTTTCTACAGATATTTCTGAAGAAAAAAATAAAAAAGAGGATGAAAAGGAAGAAAAAGTTACTGAAGTTTCAGCAAAAGAAACTGAAGATAAAACTCCTAAGCCACCAAAGGTAAAGGAAGCTAAGATACCAACCAAAGAAAAAGAAATGTCTGTTCAGGAAAAGAAAGAAAGACAGGCAGAAAGAAAAATACCTGAACAAGACAAGATAAAGGTAGAATCAAAAGCTGAACAATTACCAATCTACGAGCAAAAAGAAGACTTTGAAGAAGTCATAATGCAAAAAATCCAGGAATTGAAAACAATTCAATCTGGAAATTTGATTAAGATAAATGAAGAAAAATTTAAGCCAGAAGAATATATTGGAAAGGGTTCAGATTCTGCCGTTGCGCCAAAAATACCTCCAATACTAGGACAGAGGAATCCAGTTCCACATAAGACAGAAACAACAACCCGGAGCCTCAATAGTGTTGGGGACTCCGGGTTGATTATTCAGAACCAAAAAATTTCTGATGTTAGTTGGAGAAACTTAAGTTATTAATTCTCCCGCGACAGACGTTCAAAATAAGTCATCGCATCTTCGCTTTCAGAAGGCCCAGAACGCTTTGGCGTTGATGGGGCATCTTCATCTTCAATGGTCTTGGACTGAGCACCAATGTCACGAAGATCACCGCCAAGAACATCGTTCATCTTCTTCTTGAGTTCATCATACGACTTGAACTCGGTTGGAATAACGAACTCGTTCAGCTTGTGGAGGCTCTTCCAGAGAGATTCCAGCTTCTCATCATCACCCTTGTAGAGTTCGCTAGCACCATCAAACTCAGACTTATCGTAGTTGGTGTAACCAGCAACCTTACGGATCTTTAGCTTGAAGTTAGCACCCTTCCAGAAGTCGAATGGATTGATGGCTTCTTCATCCTTGAACTGAGGCTGCATGGCCTCCTGAATCTTACCAAAGATCTTGGTTCCATACTTGAAGAGGAACATCTTACCATCATTGGCAGGATTGGCAGGATCGCTGATAACTAGGATATTGGAGATGTACGAAAGCTTGCGCTTACGGTTACGAGCGATATCCTTGTCCTTTTCGATACCGCTATTCCAAAGTTCGCTATTGGCTTCGCAGATCGGGCACTTCTGACCAATCGTGGTTGGGCAGTTTTCGATCAACCAGCCACCCTTGCCTTGGAAGGCGTGAGAGTAGACCTTAGCCCATGGAATATCCTCACCAGGTGCAGAAGGAAGGAAACGGATAACGGCATAGCCATTGCCAGCCTTATCAACCTCTGGCTTCCAAAACCGATCATCCTTGAATGAGGCTTCCTTATTCAGATCCTCAATCTTCTTGGTTAGATCTTCGATACTTGACTTAGAACGCTTCTTGAAATCGCTAAAATTTGACATATAAAACCTTTCCCCAAGGGACTACCTTGGCCTAATGAGAGTATGATACTACAAAAATATTAAAAGGGAAGTCTAGACTTGTTGTTTTTAACAAGATTTATTGCCTTACCTTCAGCCGAAAGTTTTTCAATTATTGGTTTCGAAATCAGCTTTGCTGCTGCTTCCGGTTCAATATTGTATTCTTCAGCAATGTTTAAAACTGCATCCATATAGGTGCAATTATGTTTGAGGGCGTAATCTTCTACTTTTTTTGAAAATTCGTTTTTGTGTGAAATGTCTATGAACATAATATAACCTATATATTAGTGAAACTGGAGATAAAATGGCAGCTGATACTGACGACAATGTAACTATTGTAGCATCTGGAGGAAATACTGCAAGCATCGCTACGGATTATGGCACAACCGGAGATGCTGGCACATTCCTCACCCACCATGTTCAAGTAAATAAAATTGCATGGGGAAGTGATACTACTACCAATAGAGTGAGTGCTACAAGTCCACTTCCCGTTTCTCTATACGGAATTACAAATGGACTTACTTTAAATGCAATATCAAATGCCTATGTCAGAAATGTTTCTGGCACATATCTTGAAGTTGCTGGTATTTCTGGAGCCGCAGTATCGGTCACCGATTCTGGGGCAAACACCAAGCTAACGACCATTTCAAATTCCCTAAACACAGGATCTGGTACTACATTTGGTGTTCTAGTAAATACTCTTGCCGATACCTTCACTACAGGTGGAGGTGGTTACATCCGATCAGCCAGTACAGCGCATCCTGTATTTACAAGGATAATTGGCGGAAATACGACTGCCTCCGCTTCTATAGATACAAGTACTGGTGTGAATGCACTTTATGTTTCGTTGGCTGGTGGTTCTTTCAGCATCACCGCTAATCTTGCATCTACTGTAGCGGTTATCAATGATGTCTCTTCACCGCTTAAGATACAAGGATATACTGGTGGAAACCCAGTAATTATCACTGGAACAACCATAGAATCCACTCTATCTACAATTAGCGGAAATGCTGCATATCTTGGAAATACATTAAATACAAATGTAGCAAATATATCGACTTATCTTTCTGGTGGTACTGGTAAAATAAAAACCATGCCAGAACTTGTTTCAACGGTTTCTACTGGATCTTTAGCGACCACAACTTCATTCCAGAGACTAACATCGATAACAAGTATAGGTGTGACTTATGGGGTTCAAATTAAGTCAGCAGCATCAAACAGATATTCTGTTTATGTTACTGGCAACACAGGAGCCACTGGTTTCCAAATGGACCCAGGAGAAAAATTGTTTATAGAAATAAGCAATCCATACAATCTTTTCGTAAAATCTGACACTGCTGCCACTACTGTATATTACCTAGCATACTAAAAAATGCATTTTTCATCACCTTCAAGTTATGCATTCGTAGAAGTACGCGGGGCTACTCTATACGGCATCGAACTTTTACAATCTGACGAGTATAGTCTATACAATAAGAGACTAAAATGCAGTCCACAATTTGTTTATTTCGATAGCTATAATAAAGTTTTAATAGACTATAATGAATGCCTTCAGAGCAGTGATTTTGAAGAGTTAGCTCTTTTTTTCGGCGGTCTCACAACTGGTTATACTTTTACAGTATCAAATGCAGAATATCTGGATGAAAGTGAAGTAATCGATGCCAATCTAGGTGGAACATATATTTTTGATTCGTATGTCAATAATATTGTAATTGCTGATGTGGTTGCAATACAAAATATCGATAACGAAATAACAAAGTATAATAGAGATTATTTCATTCAACCACCACAGTTTAATAGACTTGCTGGTTTATCTGGAACGACATATAATGTCATTAGAAATGTTTTAGGTAGAGAATTATTAAATAATCTGGG